TTTTGAATCTTCATATTTTAGTAGATTAACATTAATTAAAACACTATAATATGATTTATTATTTGGATTAAATTCATCATAAAATTTAAATTTGGCTGTTTGAGTTGATAAAATAGTTGTCATTAGTTTGATTAGATTTGGTTAGATTTGCTTAGACTTACTTGATTCTAACTAAATTTAATTAAATATAATGATATCATTATATTTTCAATTTTTATTAATTTTTATTAATTTATATAATCCTATTTTATTATATAAATATGGATAATATTTTATCAAATATAAATGATATTCTAGATGTCGAAGGTAAAAATAATAATTTTTTAACAAATAAACCATTTAGTGCCGAATATGTTAAATTAGCTTCTAAGTGGAGTAAATTACCAATGTATGCAGATAAATTAAGCGTTAGAAAATTTTTCGATCTTTTACACGATTGTCAGGTAATTTTACTTATATCTGGTACCGGATCTGGAAAAACTGTTTTAGTACCCAAATTTTTTTTAAAATATGTTAAAACAATGGGTTTAGGTGGAAAAATCGCTATTACTAATCCCAAAATTCTCACAACTATGTACAATGCAGAATATGGCGCAAAAACACTAGATGTTAAAATGGGAGAAGAAGTCGGCTATAGATACAAAGGAGCTCCCCGCAATTCAACCGGTCCCAATACAAAATTACTTTATGTAACTGATGGTCTTATTTTGGCCACTATTTTATCAGGTGATACTATTTTATCCGAATATCAAGGTATAGTTATTGACGAAGCACACGAAAGACATGTACAAATAGATATGTTGCTAAAACTAATCAAACAAATTTTACCACTTAGACCTGATTTTAAGTTAATAATTATGTCAGCCACAATAAATGCAGCAGTATTTAGAAATTATTTTGCAAATCAGAAGATATCATTTGGTGAGATGGAGGTATCAGGAGAGTCTAATTTCCCTATTACACAAAATTGGTTAGATCCAAAAGTAAAAATTAACAGATCAAACTATCTAGATTTGGCTATTGAACGTTGCTTAGATATAATAGAAAATACAGAATCGGGAGATATTATAATATTTGTACCAACACAAAATGATGCTGTCAAAGGGTGTCAAGGTTTAAAAAGAAACTGTCCTACCACTTTAAAAATCAAAAAAACAATATGTGACAAATTATATTGTGTGGAAGTATTTTCCAAGATGAAACAAGCAAACAAGGATATGGCCGTTAGTAAAGATCTATACAAGAAAAAGGGTTTCGAACGCAAAATAATTTTTGCAACAAATGTAGCAGAGTCATCGATAACGTTTGATGGTTTAGTTTATGTAATTGATACTGGATTTGAACTCGCAAATTATTATGAGGTTAATGATAATTCATATGTTGTTACCAAACAATATACTTCTCAAGCACAAATTAAACAACGTATTGGTAGAGCTGGTCGAACTCAATCAGGTGTATCATATCATCTTTATACATTGAAATCATTTAATAGTTTTAAAATATATCCCGAACCGAATATATCAGTTATAGATTTAACAGATTTTGTCTTATCCTTTTGCAAATATGCAAAAACTATTCATAATTTGATACCAATTATTAAAGATCTAATTACTGTTCCCAAAATAGAACAATTAACCTATGCCATATATAAATTACATTTCACAAAATGTTTAAAATTAGTTGATCCCAAATATAATTTAGAACATGATTCTGACTCAGACTCAGCAACAAAATCATTTTATTCGGCTAATTCAGAGTCTGTAAATTCTTCAGCAAATTCTTCAACAAATTCTTCAGCAAATTCTTCAGCAAATTCTGATTCATCAACAAATTCGAATTCATCTTCAATTGATTCATCTTCAATTAATACATCATATGGTAATACACCATTAGATAAAATATCATCTGGACAAAATAATACTGGATTATTAGATATCAAGTCAATTGGATGGCAAAAAATAAGATCATATGATAAATTGCTAGAGACTTTTAATGGTACTTTAACAACAGTTGGATTAAATATTCTAACATTTAAATCATCATTATTAATAACAGCCTTAGCTATAATGATGTCAAAATATATGAATTGTCAACATGATATGGCGATATTGATGGCAATTATTGAAATCTCAGATGGTAAATTGGAATCATTATTTGACTTTGATCGTAAAGAAACAGATAAAATAATAAAATATTTTTCAGAAATAGCAATTAATGGTTCAGATCATTTAACGATTCTTGCAATTTACAAGAAACATTATATGGAAAAAAATTATAAATATCTTAATAAAAAAACATTTGAAAATATCGAAAGAAGAATTCCGCAACTATTATTATATGCTAATTCTATTAGTGAAGACTCATATGAACGAATGAAGACAAAATATAAATTAATACAAGCAAAACCATATGAAGATCTTGAACAAAATATCTTATATGTATTAGCTTATTCTCATTATTATAATTTATTATCAAAGGAAGCAAATAATATATATACATCGACTAATTTTGTAGAGAATTCAACAGCTCCAACTGAATATTTAATTTTAACACCACCAGTAAAAAACCATACTAATTATGTCATTTGTCATGGACTATCAAATGTTTTTGGGAGAAAAAGTTTCCAATGTTTGAGTCAAATTCCAGATTCTATAATGAATCATATATTAAAAACAGAGGATGTTAAGAAATTATAGGGAGATTTAACTAGAAATTCTCTTAGTAGGAATGCCGACATCTACCAAATAGTTAGAATTCTCTGTTTGAATAATGTATTCGGTACCAACTTTATAAATATACCTCAACCAATAATTGATGCATTTAATAAATCATTGAATTTAGCTCCTAATTATAAAATTGTTTATTTTTGTGATAATGATATTAGTGAATTCATAAAGGAATATTTTCCTGAATATTTCGAGGTATATGATAATTTATACATAATTTGATTTGATTTGATTTAATTTTAAATTTATTCAATTAAAATTTTTTCTCTCTAATAAAATTATAAATGCATAAACAAAAATATCTAAAATACCGAGCAAAGTATCTAAATCTAAAAAATGAAATATATTTTGGTGGGGGTTTAGAAGACATGCCTTCTCAGATTATAACACAAATATTAAATAAAACAACATGTAAAAATGTAATAAAAACAGCAGAAACTAATGAATCAGTTGCAAATAAAATTAATTTCTCTGATTTAACAAATAATATTGTAGTGAATCAAAATATTAATATTAATATTAATATAAGACAAAATATTGCATGTAGAAGAATAACCGATGATGTTAGAAGAGCTCAATGTAATGAATATTATAATAAGTGTTATATAAAAGAATTATTTGATAAATATTGCAATATTCGTTATGTACATCAAATATTAGCTACTCCGGTACCTCCGGCAACATATGATCTTAATACTTTAAATCAAATATTATTAAGAACAATACCAAATAATACACCAGATCCTAATAAAGAAGAAGCTCGACAAGATTTAATTAGATTTGGAGCAGTTGTTAATTTAATTGATAATTTTGGATTTGAAGCTGGTAATTTAATATCAATATTAATACCAAATACTATTACTCATATTGGTGCATTTGCTTTTCATTTAAATCAATTAACTGAAATTATAATACCAGAATCTGTTATAACAATCGATATGCAGGCTTTTGCAGATAATCAATTGGTTCGATTAAGAATACCAAATTCAGTTCTAAATATTGGTATGTTAGCTTTTAATAGGAATGAATTAATAGAGGTTACTTTACCAAGAACATTTATAAATCGTGAAAGAGAAATATTTGGTACAAATTACGAAAATATTGTGTTTACTTATACCGATTAATATATAAACATTTATAATTTTTTCTCTAATAAAATTATAAATGTATAAACAAAAATATTTAAAATACCGAGCAAAGTATCTAAATCTAAAAAATGAATTATCTGGTGGTGTTGGATTAGGAGATATTCCTTCTCAACTTCTACCAAATATATTTTCAAATAATATGACATGTCGTGAAATTATGAATTCGGCAGAAACTTTTAAAGAATTTCCAAGTAAGATTGACTTTGATAACCTCCTAACAAATAGTATTAGAACTACTATTCCTAATATTAATAGAAGACAAAATATAGCATGTAAAAGAATATCTGATCCTGTAAAAAGAGATCAATGTAATGAATATAATAATAAATGTTATATATTCGAATTATTTGCTAAATATTCCAATATTCGCTATCAAGGTCAAATATTAGTTGCTCCTGTACCCCCAGCACCATATGATCTTAATACTTTAAATCAAATATTGTTAAGAACAATACCAAATAATATAGAAGATCCGGATAAAGAAATCGATCAACAAAATTTAATTAGATTTGGAGCTAATGTAGTTCATATCGATGACCGAGCTTTTCATGATAATCAATTAACTGATATAAGAATACCATCAACTATTAGAACAATTGGTATATTTGCTTTTAGTCATAATCAATTAGATCGATTAATTATACCAGATTCAGTTATAACCATTGGTGATGGTGCTTTTTATACTAATCCATTAAGAGAAGTAACTATATCAAATGCTGTTAGGACTATTGGTAAGAATGCTTTTTTTGATAATAATTTAGATCAAGTAGTAATACCAAATTCAGTTATAACTATTGGTGAAAGAGCATTTGCTTATAATTATTTAGCTCGAGTAATAATACCAAATTCTGTTATAACTATTGGTGCAGGTGCCTTTGAGCATAATCGATATTTAGCTCAAGTAATAATACCAGATTCAGTTATAACCATTGGTGAATGTGCGTTTGGGTATAATCGATTAAGAGAGATTATACTATCGTCTACTATTAGAACAATTGGTGATACTGCTTTTGTTAATAATCAATTAGCTCAAGTAATAATACCAGATACAGTTATAAATATTGGTCATTATACTTTTCAATCTAATCAATTAGTTCGAGTAATAATACCAAATTCAGTTGTAAATATTGGTATGTCTGCATTTTATAATAATCTATTAACTAAAGTAACAATACCTGATTCTGTTAGAACTATTGGTAAAGAAGCTTTTAGTTATAATCTATTAACTGAATTAACAATACTAAATTCTGTCGAAACCATTGGTGATAATGCATTTAGTAACAATAATCAATTAAAAGTGGTTACTCTACCAAGAAGATTTGAAGAAGAACAACAACTAGAAAGAATATTTGGTCAAAAATACAAAGCTATTGTTTTTACTTATACGGACTGATAACGGTAAAATAGATCTTTATAAATCTTGACAATTTAAAAAATTGAAATTTTTTAAATTGTCAAGATTTATAAAGATCATATTCACCAAGGCTATAATTTCTTTATAAAGAATTATAAAGAAATTATTTGCGGATATGAGCAAAGCGAATCGAAGTTATTAGTCCGGAATGCGGAGATGAGCAAAGCGAATAGAAGAATTACCGATTAATACATAAACATTTATAATTTTTTCTCTCTAATAAAATTATAAATGATTCAACAAAAATATCTAAAATATCGAGCAAAGTATCTAAATCTAAAAAATGAATTATCTGGTGGTGTTGGATTAGGAGATATTCCTTCTCAACTTCTACCAAGAATAGTTTCAGATAATAGTTTGACATGTCATGAAATTATGAATAGGGCAAAAACTTCTAAGGCCTTTGCTAATGCAATTGACTTTCCTAACCTAACAAATAGTATAAGAACTAATATTCCTAATATTAATAGAAGAACTTCTGGTATATGTAATCAAATAGATGATGTTGTTAGAAGAGCTCAATGTAATGAATATAATAATAAATGTTATATATTCGAATTATTTGTTAAATATTCCAATATTCGCTACCGAGATCAAGTATTAGCTGCCCCAGTACATCCGCTAACATATGATGTTAATACTTTAAATGAAATATTATTAAGAACAATACCAAATAATACACCATATCCAGATAAAGTAATAGATCAAGACAATTTAATTAGATTTGGAGCTGATATTAATCATATAGATGACCGAGCTTTTGAATACAATCAATTAAGAGATGTTACAATATCATCTACTATTAGAACAATTGGTGATAATGCTTTTACTCAGAATCAATTAATTCGACTAAGAATACCAGATACAGTTATAACCATTGGTAATGGTGCTTTTTCGTTTAATCAATTAAGAGAGCTTACACTACCGTCTACTATTAGAACAATTACTGAATATACTTTTTGTCATAATCAATTAACTGAAGTAATAATACCTAATACAGTTGAAATCATTGGTAATTCTGCTTTTAGAAATAATCAATTAGTTCGACTAATAATACCAATTTCAGTTATAAATATTGACATGAGTGCTTTTTCTCAAAATCAATTGGTTCGATTAATAATTGGAGATTCTGTTGAAACTATTGGTGATTATGCATTTAATTATAATCATTTAAGAGAACTAATAATACCAGATTCTGTAATAACTATCG